ACACGGGTCTAAACTCTAACGGTGATCTTTACATTGGTAATAGAAAAATCAATGCTATTACTGGTGTAGAAACATTCCTTGAGTCGGCAACATTACGTGCTAGTGATGACGATGATGAAGATATCGGAAATCTAGTTACATCATTCGATACTCCTGTAACGTTCAACCAGAATATTACAGTTGTTGGTGGTGATGGTTCACAACAAAACGTATTCCAGTCGCCTCTAATTATTTCTGTTCAGGATAATGACCTAACTGAAGTTAGAGATTCGTTAATTATTCGTTCTAATGTATCTTCTGTTGATCCTGTAACTGGTGATGAGCAAGATGAGTCTCTTGATAGGACTAACTTTGCTCCTCCAACACTTGGTGATATTAGAATCAGCAAGAACAGAGTTAATGCTGCTATCTTTGGATTTAATGCAAGAGGAAAAGGTCAGGCATATGAGTTTAAGACTCATATCACTAACGGCGTCCCTTCTAACATCTCTCCAAATAACAGCAATTTAGTTGCTCAAAATGGAAATAGACTAATCACTAATCAATTTGTTGATTTTGGTGGTGTTGCTGCTAAAGCAGGCGATGTTCTTTTCAAAGGAAAAGAAATTGGTAAGTCAGGTTCACTTGGTTGGATCTTCTCCAACTACTTCACTCAGATTCCCAACAACAACATCTTTACGATTGATTTTGATGGAACTAACGTAGTTAAGTTGATATTCAAAGATCAGAATGGTGTTGATGTTGCAAACTCTGCTATTGGCATTACTTCTGGATCACAAATTAGACTCAATGATTATATTGATTCTAGACTGACTAATACTTGGACAGTATTCAGTCCTAATGGTGATGCATTTGACCCTGCAAACAACTACGTTCACTTCCAAGTTAATGACAACATTACCATTGAAACATTAAGTTGGAATGGTGCTGGTGGTGTTCTAAGTTCTGCTCCTGCAGGAACTAATCCTAGTGTTGACTTCTCTAATTCTTCCTGGAAAGAACAGGGTGTTATTGGTGCTGAGACACTTAGAACAGAAACTGAAACTATTGGTGATTACAAATTAGGCGTTAATACTATTGCTCGTTCTGATCACGCTGCATCACAAAATGCATTTATAACCAATGAAACTGAACCAAGAGCAAACCTAGATGTTGTTGGCAATACCTTTATTAGCGGTAAGAAGATCTTATCTTACTTAACTGAAACTAGTATTATTCATGTAGAGACTAACCAGGATAATGCATTCCTAGTTGGTGGCGATAGTGCAAATCCAAGTGATATTTCTACATTAAGAGTCATGACCACTAACAGTGGAAGACTTGGTATTAATACTGCTGTTAATGATGTTGTCAATCCTATTAATAACTTGGATAGAAACTTCGTTGTTATTGGTGATTCTAGATTCTCGGATGACGCTAACTTCCAAGCAGATATTGAAGTTAATGGCGGCGATATTACTACCACTAACAATGCATTTAATTTTATTAATTCTAATGCACAGATTCTGAATTTTGCCGGTGATGGTCAGATTTTGAACTTTATGAACAACCAAACGGTTGATCAAAGCATTGCAATTGGTAACTCTACCACTAAACAGACAATTCTAGTTGGTGAGGCAACTCAAACTGGTGTTCTTAAAATTCACAGGAATGCTGATGATGCAACAATTGATATTGCTACTGTAAGCAACAATGCTACATCTGAGTGTAAGATTACACTTGGTGGTGCATGGGCAACTCAAGCAGATGCTACATCTTATACTAAGATTGGCACATTCTATACTGGAGTTGCTGGCAATCTTGAAATTGGCACCGGATGGGGTGCTGGAACTAGTGAGTCTAGATTATACACCCAAACAAGAGTTGTTAATCTTTTTGATGGTGATCAAACTAACACTGTCAACCTTGCAACGAACGCAACTACGTTTACACTAGGTTCTACTGGTGGTACTACATTCATCAGAAACACTCTTAATGTTCTTGCTTCTGCAATTGTTGAGGGTAACATCAGACTAGACGGTGGTCTAAATGCTGGTATTCTCAAGATTGGTAGAGGTAAGTTTGCAACTACTAGAATTCCACATTTAGTTGGTGGTGTTGAAAATCCAAACATTGATTTCTATAAGTATGAGACAACCGGAAAAATTATTGATACCGCTGGTGTATCTCAATGGGGTTCAACAGCATTCTTGGTTGCTGGTGGTCAGATTGCTTCTATTGATAACGTTACTAACAATGGTGCTAATAGCAGAACACCTGGAACATATTCTTTCCTTTCTACAACTACTTCTGGTGCTGGATCAGGTGCTACATTTACAATTATTGTCAGATTTGACTACACTCTTGATGTTAGCATCGAGAGTCCTGGTGAAGGATATGCTGATAATGAAGTTCTAACTATTACTGATTCCCAATTGGGTGGCGGTGGTGGTGGAGACCTTACTTTACAAGTTAATGGAACTAACTCTGCTGGCACTAGTTATTACTTGCCAATTTCACAACCTGTTATTGGAGATTTTCAAGTTGGTGATCTTCTCTTCCTTGATAGAGCAAGTGCAGCATCTCCCGATTCGATCGGAACTGGCGCAAATGTCATTAGCGGATTGAGAGATGAAGCAAGAAGTGAAATTCTACGTGTTATTGGTATTGCAAATATTGCTAATCCACAGGATCCTAACGGATATCGATTAATTGTTAGTAGAGGTGCTGAAGGTACTGGAACATATACAGACCACCCAGACGGTTGTGTTATTTCTAAGTTTACTAAGCAAGCAAATGCTTCTTATATTACAGGTTCTGATCTTGATGACAATGGTCAACTAGATGAACCATTAACTGGTATTGGCGCTGGTGCTGGTGATGTTAATATTGGTGTTGCTGAATTTGGTGGAACTATTTCCACACTTGATTATATCAGATTATCATCATCAGAATTTGTATCAATTGTAGAACTAATTTCAACATCACCACAATCTTTGATTGTTAATGATGGTGGTAATCCTGCTGCTGATGTATTTAAAGTTGAGTCTACAACTGGTGATACTTACATCTTCGGTGATATTTTTGCTGGAGTAGGATTTAATAAGTTCATTGTTGATTCTGGCACTGGTAATACTATTACTCAAGGATCTTTAACCACAAATAATACGATCACACTTAGAGGATCTACTTTTGCTGCAATCAAGGGTAATCCTGCTGCCACACCAGCTTATTCTGATAGTCAACTATTTAAGTTGACCCCTCAAGGTAACACAGAGTTCCTAACTCTTTCAAATGGTGGTAGAGATGGTGTTGTTGAAGCCGTTACTTTCCAAGTTGATACAGCAACGGGAAGCATCTATAGTACAGGAGATCTGGAGTTCTATGGCACTGATATTACAGGTGTTGCAGATCTATCTGAACCAAGACTGATATTTAATAACTCTTCTGGAGACTTCACTACCTATGGTTCTCTATCTGCTCTAGGAACTGGAACATCTACATTTGGTGGTCCTGTTGTAGTTGGTGGTGATCTAACAGTTAATGGTGGTGATCTAACGGTTAACTCTAATGGAACTACAATCTTTGATGTTGCAAATGATGGTGCTGTCACTGTTGCTGGTATCACTGATTACTTCTCACAAACTGGTGGTCGTAAGTGGGTTTATACTGCTAGCAGTGTAGTTGAGTGTGATGCAAATGTCAATTACTTTATCAATTGCACTGGAAATACACTTGTTAAACTTCCCCCCAGTCCTTTGATGGGCGATATGGTTCGTATTATAGATATAGGTGGGGCATTAACTTATAACATATCAATGGTTGTTAGAGCAGATAATGGCAACGGTATTCAGGGAGAAACCTCTAATACTGGCACCGCAATGTTAACTGGAATTTCGCCTAGTGAACTTGCTAATTATAATGCAGGCGAATTGGTTGTTCAGACACCTCGTGCTTCGTTTGGATTAGTTTATGCGGGAACTACATCAGCTGCTGGTGGACCAGGTGCTCCAACTTCCCTTAAGGGTTGGTATCTAATGGACGTATAAGAGATGAGTTTCTATCAATCAGTTAGACAGATGAAAGCTGCCGTTATAGGCAGCATCATCCCTTGGAGTGGTCCTCTATCCGGAATTCCGGATGGGTGGATTGTTTGTGATGGAAGTCAACCAGACGCAAGAGATTATCCTTTGCTTGTACAAGCAATTGCTGATACTTATAATGAAGGAACTTCAAATTTGGGAGGGGGTTTTCCAAATTATACTGGAGAATTTAAACTTCCTGACCTTCTTGGTGGAAGAGCTTTAGTTGATATCGAAGGATCATATTTTGCACCAGCTGGTGCTGGCGGAACGGGAAATATTATTGATACTGATGCTGGTGCTAGACCATTAATTGAACCATTTATTGGTGAAAATACAGATAATGGTATTAATACTGTTTTTAATGATGTAACTACAGATGTTATTTTTACACTTAATGATAGAAATGGTTACGTTGGAGCAATTAGTGGAAATGAAGCAGTTCCTGGACAGGGAGAAAGATCAATTTTTATTGGAGGACGAAAACTAGGACATCAACATATCAGAAATCATCAACACCCTGGAGTATATGAAACTATTGCAAGTCCTCAATCGGAACGTCCAGGTCTAGGTGTTATACCATATGATAATATAACAATGACCGTTAATTATGCAGCATATGATGAGACTGGTGATATTCTCGACCTTTTTGGTGATAGTGTTGATACCGTTAGAATTGGTTTAGAATGGTATAAAGAAAATACAGAATTAGTTGATAATGGTTCTTTAGCTGAAGTTGTTTCACAAGGATATACTGGTTTTGGAGGGGGATCTCCTGGAAGGATGGTTGGTAGAATTAATTCAGAAAATCCTCCAATTAACTTGTCAGCTGGTAATCTGTCAGATAGTCCGCTTGCAGTATGGGGAGAATGGCAACCATTACCATCAACACCAGCTTCGGGAAGACCTCTTCTTTCACAAGATGATGAGATTCCATATGGTCTTTTTGGTGAAGTTTTTACTATTCCTGATGGGTTTAGAAATTTTTATCCCGATTCACTATCATCGGGTGCATATGGAACGTTTGTGAGTAATGAAGGATCCGATTTCTTAGATGACACTATACAGGCACACGTACATGACCCATTTCAGGTCGTTTATGATCAAAATAGTTTGAAACCTCAACCTAGATTGAATTCTTCTTTGAATGTTCCTAATGCTACTCTTGATAATACTAGCAACGCTGGTTCTTTACAGATTAATATGAATACGGCACAACCAACATTAACTTGCGTATATATCATCAGGGCATACTAAAATGGCAAATTATACAAACGAGAGAGCAAGATATGGAGGGTGTACAGGACAAATTTTAGTCCATTCTTCTCCTAGTTTAGGATCCAGTAATAGTCCAACATCTGCAGAATTTAAAGCACAAATTCCTGCTGGATATCTTAGATGCGATGGAAGTATTTTAAATGCTAAGGATTATTATAATCTTGCACAAATTTTAGGAGTTGGTGAAGAAACTAGATTTGCTAGAGATGGTGCTAATATTAGAGCAGCGGATCCTAGTGTCAATGAGTTGGGGCAATTTCAATTACCCGATTTAGGATCTAAAGTTATTATTGGTGGTAGAGGAACTGGTTTGTATAATAATGATTTTGTTGATACAGGAGGTGCATCCAATGTAGTTACGAACAGAGTTGGTCCTCAAATTGAAGTAACATCTAATTTTGGAAATACGATTACAGCAACATATAATGGAAATATGCAACTTGCTGAAAGTGGAACTGTTAATATGCTTGGTAATCCAAGATATAATGTAGAACGCGAAACTTCAGAAACTACATTGAATATTGATAACTTCCAGGGACATGCACATAATACTACTAATACTGTGTATTTAAATCATAGTGATAATCATGCGACATCTTTCTTTGGTGGTAAAGATTATGCACAGAAAATAGCAAATAGTGGAGCTGGTCATCAGTTTGGATTTAGTAGACAATGGGAGACAGTATCAAAGCATAAACATAACATTACAACTCCAAACAGTTATAATTCAAATTTTACATATTCACATCCTCAGCAAGAAATTGACATGTCTAGTGTTGCCGCAACAATTGATGTAGATGTTTCAGATCAAGTAACACTAAATGATTTGGTCACTCCATTCATTCTTGTAGAATATATTATCAAATTTTAAAAATGCCACGCACATCTACTATTACTTCTACTTCCTCTACTAGTGGTTATACTATAGATCCTTATATCTATAGTTTATCTTTTAAGATGTATGGTGCTAGTGGCGGAGGAGAAAATATTCAAGGTAATACTTCATTAACTAGAACAGCGGGAACTAGTGGCGGAGAAACTAGTTTTTTAGGATTTACTTTGACTGGAGGTGTTGGCGGGGGAGTTACTACAAAAAATGCTGGTGGACAAGGGGGAGGAGCTACAGCAGGATTTACTTGGTCCGGTGCTGGAACTTCTGTAGCTTATGCAAATGGAAATCGTGGATCGCTGCCCACTGGTGGCATTGGTGCATATATTGGTACTGTTAAAAAAGATGGTGGAAGTGGATCTAGTGGATATAATACATACACTTCTACATCTACTCACTTTTTTAATAATCAAGATGTTGCTGTTGGTGGAGTTCCACCAAAAAGTCATAGTTTTGTATCAACTTCTGCTGATATTACTCTGTCTTATCAAAATCCAGGTGCAAGTTCAGTTGGCAAAGTATTAACACCATCAGGTGGAAAATATTATGCTCTGACTTTTACTGCTCCTTTTGCAAATGATCTTTGGACCATCTCGATTACTACATCTGGAACAACAGCTGCTGGTGGTGGCACTGGTGGACAGCCATATAGTTTGAATGGAACTGACAATAAAACGTCAAGTGGAATTGATATTTGGTTTCAAACCTCTGTTGATTCAGGGGACACATATGGCAGTAATAGTTATATTCGTGATTTTGCTGTTACCGCTACGGGTCTTAAACCAGGTGCTACGGGCAGAGGTGGTGGAGGAGCTGCTGTTGCTTATGGTACTATATCTTATGAAACATTTGAAGCAACAACAGATTATACTCTTGGAACATTTGCACCGGCAGTTGTTGGTGCTGCAGGATCTAGAGGTGGAACTGATGGTGGGTGTGCTAATGGAACAGCAGGAACAATCGAATTAATTGAAACTATTTTTCCCCAAGTTTATCTTAGTAGTAATATATATCTATGTACACCAACAAGTCCAAGTGCTATATTAACTTGGAATTCAGCCGGGGATCTTGATGCCATCAGATGGCCAACGAATGGCGATATTACTAACGGTAATTTAGTAAGTAATTCTACTGTTACTCCTACAGTTACAACAACATATACAGCTGAAGGATACAATACCTCAAATTCTGATTTAGTTTCATTTAATCCAGAAGCATCAGTAACAATAGTTGTAATTTCAGCACCATCTATTGGAAAATTTGAAGTTCCTGAGGTAATTGATTATGGTGTGGGTTCTTTTGATGTTATATATGAAACACAATATGCTAATACAAGTTTAAAACTTGAATTTTTTAACTCTGGATATATCGCTGGCCCCAATAATGGAACATCTGTATTAGATGAAACTATTGATCTAGCAACGGCAGGTTCTGCAGAAACTGGTAGTGAAAATATAGATGCGAACGGAACTACTACATTTAATGCTCAGTGGGATAATTTTGGTCCTAGATCAATTGTTGTTAGATTGACTGCTGAAGGAGATGGTGGGAGTGTGGTAGAAGAAAAGATTGTTATTGTTAATATTGATGAAACTCCGGATAATATAAGTATTGATGAAACTGATGATCTTTTTAAAGATGCTGATCCTGTCTATACACCCGATATTACGCCAGACGTAGTTATTGAATCTCAACTTTATAAAATTGAAGATATAGATATTCCTGTTGCAATTAAGTCAGATTACCCAATATTGGTTCAGGTAAATAAAGGTGGATCTTGGAATAAAGTAGAGCAAATCTAATGACAGTAATTACACAAACTTTTCCAAATAGCGGAAGTTTTACTATTCCAAGTAATGCTGTAAAAATTACTTACTCTATTCGTGGTGGAAGAGGAGGAAAAGGTTTTGGATCTCGTGATTATTGGGATGGTTCTGTTAATAATAGTTGTGGTATTAACTACTCCACCGGAAATGCTGCTCAGGATAATAGAGGACAGTATGGACAATGGTTGACCGGATCCTTTAAATCTAATATGGCAGGAAAAACTATTAGTTTTCAGAAGGGACTTAAAGGTACTAACAATTTTTATGTTCTTGGTGGAGCTGAAGATCCGGGTGCGTTAGGTGGTGCTGGTTATCATAATGGTGGACCAGGTGGTGTTGCACCAAGTAGCGATGGAAATGGGACATATACTTGTACTAGAAGTGGTGGTCCTGGTGGCGGTGGATCATCTGCATTTAAATATGGAACTATTATATTACTAGAAGCAGGTGGCGGCGGTGCTGGTGGCGGTTCTGGTAATCCGGGTAATCAAACCGCCGTTTACGTCAATACTGTAACTACAAATATTAATTCGGGATCTGATGGTGGACAGGGTGGTATAGGCAGTACATCACACAATGCAGGATCTGGAGGCGGTGGTGGTGGATGCCCTGGCGGTGCTGGTGGTGCGAATAATCAAGCTGGTAATCAGAGCTCTGGATATCCTGGTATAGGTGGCGGCGGATATTATAACACTACGTATGTAAGTTCATGTGCAGCAAAGCGTAGAAATCAATTCGCAGGATCTTTTACAAATGACGGATATGCTGAGGTTTCATATGAAGCGCAAATTATTACATCAGATAGCGCGTGGACCACTAGATCTCCACAAATTGGTAACGTTATAGGACCACAAGGGTCTGATCCAAATAACTTATGGACTACTTTTTTAACTAATACTAACGTAGGTGGTCAAGAACCAGAAGGCACTACTGTTACTAGATCAATTGAATGGCAAATTAATTTTAATACTACAGGAAAACAAACATTTAATACAGCTGTAGATGATAGTGCTGATGTATACATTGATAATGTATTACAATTTTCACTTGACACTTACAATATTAATACTTCTCTTACTACACCCAATTCAATTGATGCTGGTGTACATACTTTACGAATTGAACATGTTAATAGTGGTGGTCCATATGGCGTGGCAATGGATTGGACTGGATCCGTTGACCCAGAACCACCAACAGTAACTCTTGTTTCGGATGATGTTGATAATACTATCAATAGAGGCGATATTGTAAAACTTACATACTCTGCTACTATCCCTACTCTTGGCGATGCTATAACTTCTACTACCTTTACTGCTACAGAGGTTGCCAGTGGAACTGTAACTAGTCCTATTACTACTGTGGGAAATAGTGGAGACTATTCTCCTTCTCCTGCAGTATCTACAACTTATAAATTTACAGCAACTAATAGTAATGGGACATCAGAAGCAAGTATAACAATTACCGTTAATCTTCTCTTACCAACTGCAAGTCTTACTTCAAATGATCCTCAGGGAGATAATAGTATTACTGTTGGAGATTCCCAGTCTGGTGATCCTACTACATTAACCTGGAGTGGAGGAGGATACGATATTACTGGTTATAGTATGACCGGGGTTGCTAACCCAGGATCTAGTGGTTCTACTAGTGTGAGTCCTAATGTTTCAACAACATATACGTATACAGTTACAAATGCCACTGGTTCTACTAGTGCTACTAAAACAATTACTGTTTATGCTAGACCAGTTATTACACTTACTGCTCCCACTAGTACTATTAGTCGAGGCGCAGGTCTTGCTTTAACATGGGCTACGACAGGAGATGCATCTAGTATACAATGGACAAATGGCACTCCTGTACCTAGTAGTTCAAATATTAACGGTACAGCATTAGTTTATCCTCAGAATAGTACTCAGTACTGTGTTGTTGCTTCTGGTAATGGTGGAATTAGTTCGACTGTTTGTTTTGATGTAAATGTTGTTGTGCCAGATACTAGTATAACTGATTACGACACTACATTTTATTCTGATGATACTGTATATATTCCTTCGTATGGAATTAACGTAACTGTTGATATATCAGCAGGAAGTGGTGGTGGCGGTGGTACTGACGAAAATGGTTCTGGTGGTGGTGGAGGTTCTGGTAGAAGAGCAACTTTTTATTTTCCTGATTATGTTGAAAGAACATTTACTATGCGATTAGGTAATGCAGGATCAAATGGATTTGGGTGTGTTGCTGGTTCTGGTTCTGGCAGTGGTGGATCTTCTAATGTTGCTAGTGGTGGAAGAGGTGGTAATAGTGGTCCCCAAGGATGCTCTGGTGGAGGCGGCGGCGGCGGCGGTGCCAGCAGTATTTACGACTCTGTTAAAAATGGATATGTTGCTGTTGTAGGCGGAGGAGCTGGTGGCGGTGGTGCTTCTTGGAATAGCAGTGCTGTTGGTAATACTGGTCAGGCAGGAAAAGGATTGTATAATGGAAGTTTGAGTAGTATTCAAAATGGTGATCAAGGTGATGACTGTCCGACCGATGGCGGCGGTGGTGGCGGCGGTGGTGGTGGAGCTGGTGCTCGTCCCCGTGGTGATGGCGGAGCGTTTGGATTAGATAATAATATAGGTGGACGTGCAGGACAAGGTGGTGGATCAAGTTTTGACAACAGCTATTGTAGTTTTAATTACAATTCAGGAACATCTAATTATGGAAATGGATGGTTTAGGGCAAGATATGATATAGGACCCCCAGATATTACTAGTTTTACTGCTACTCCTCGTACTATTATTCGTGGAGCACCTGTTGTACTAGAGTGGACATCATTGTTTTCTCTTACTGGGAGTATTAATAATGGAGTTGCTTCGATTACTGTTCCTGATGGATCTGTAACAGTCTATCCCCAAGATGATTTGGAATATACATTAACAGTCACTGGTCCTGGTGGATTAACAGATAGTGCTGGCACTGGGAATATTGTAGTTTATATTCCACCTGTACTTACTCTTATTTTGAGTAGTATATCTATTATTCTTGGTGGCAGTGCAAATCTTTCTTGGAGTGTCTCTGGAGATGGTGATGCGTTATACTGGATTGCTGGTGGTATTACAAATACAAATTTAGAAAGTAGTACATCTCTTAGTCCATCTGTTACTACAACTTACACTGGATATGTTACTGGTCTTGGTGGCGTTTCTCCACAAACATCAGTAATATTAACTGTATACTATCCTCCAACTTTAACTGTAGATTATCCTGCGGTGATCGATTATGGTCAGCAAGCAATAATTGAATATGAAGGAGATTATGCAAATACATCAGTAACATTGTCTGCTACTTACAATTATGATTTTGTTGCTAATACCACTGATCCTATTTTAGATTTAAATACAGCATCTTCTGCTGAATTTGGACCTAACTCTTCATATAGTGGAACCTACGATACAAATATTGTTTATACTGATAGAGGACCACTCAGCATAAGTTATGTTATTACTGCTAGTGGTAACGGTGGATCAACGACTGAAGCGTTTACAGTTTTAATTAATGTTGACAAAACACCAGATAATATAGACATTGATGAAACTGGTGATCTTTTTAAAGATGCTGATCCTGTCTATACGCCAGAAACAGAAATTTTATCCGAGATGTATTATGTTGATGATATTGACATTCAGGTAGAAGTTAAATCAAATCTTCCTATACTAGTTGATTTAAATGCAAATCAACAATGGACTAAACTAAGACAAATTGGTACAGCACCAGCAGTTCAAGGAAATTCTGTGGGTAGCAATTCGATGCCAACAGAACCAGGAGTATATCGTATCAAACCAAATTTTACACAAACTGAAGCACCTCTAATTGTGAAAGCAAGTAGTATAACAGCAGTAGAAGCAGCAAAACTTATCACTTGTGTATCTGTCATTGATGAAACTCAAAGTAGTTATTATAATAGTCTGGGAAACTTAAACAACGTATGGGGACAAAATCCACCAATTATTGGTGGTACTGTAAATAATCGTAGAGGATTCAGAACAGCATTTCCATATAGATCTTTCTACATTCTAGATCCGGGTGGCAGCGGTGGTATTGATATTGCCACTAATTTTCCTGGTGATGCTAATGCATATGGACCAATTACTGTAAATCGCGATAACGGTAGTGCAGCATCTAGATCTGATTGGTTTGCTATTTGTAATTTTGGTTCTCTGCCATATGGAACGATTGTTTCTATCTGGATTGATATTTCAGGTTCTATGACACTTGCAACAGTGCAGGCATCATATGATTATTTTCTTGCACGTTGCGCTGCTGCTGGTATTGAGATTGTATTGAGTCTTAGTGCTGCTGGCGAAAGATATATTGAGGGTCATATTGTATATCTTCCCCCTAGTGCTAACTTTACAGCAGTAGATGCTGATGGAAATACCTCAAATATTGAAGTTATTTCAGGAGCTCCTGTAACATTGAGTTGGATTGTATTTGGTGATGTCACCACTTTAGCTGTTACACCGGGAGTATTGAATATGACACCTTCTTTCAGTAATTTTGTAGATTCTGTCGTTGTTAATCCCACAGAAGACACAACATATACTTTGAGTGCAAACGGTCCAGCTGGAGACACCACGAGACAAATTACTATTTCTGTATTAATTCCTCCTACTATTTCTATTACATCTAGTCAAGGATCATCAATTATTACTGGAAATTGCACAACTCTTTCTTGGGTTATAAGTGGTGATGGAAATAGTGTTTCGTGGACACAAGGTGGTATCGCAAATACAAATGCTAATAGTTCTACATCTGTATGTCCCAATGACACCACAACATATTGTGCTGTTGCTAGTGGTCCTGGTGGAGTTTCTCCAGAAACTTGTATTACGATAACTGTATATCAAAACCCAACTGCTAGCATTACTGCTCCGGCAGTCATAGATTATGATAATAACTTTACTATTGATTATGAAACACAATATGCAAATGCTAGCATTCAAATAACTCCAACATACACATATCTGAATGGAACTGTTGTAACGGGAACAACAATTAATAGAACTGCTGCAACTAGTGCAGAAATTAATGGTGGTGCTAGCGGAACTGTTAGTGACACCATAGCAAATGGAACAGGTATTCCAATTACAGTCCCATGGAATAATTTTGGACCATATATAGTTGATTTTTCCATGGTAGCTTCAGGAAATGGTGGAACTGCTGAACGCACTGCGAGAACATTAGTCAATATAGATCAAACACCAGATAATTTTGTTGTCGATGAAACTGATGAGAAGTTAAAAGATGCTGATCCTGTCTATACGCCAGAAACAGAAATTTTATCCGAGATGTATCAGATTAATGATATTGACATTCCTGTAGAAATTAAGGCAGATTACCCAATTAAGGTTGATATTAACAAGAATGATGATTGGGATGACGTTAGACAAATCTAGGGTCAATAAATAATAGAACTGGGATCATAACTAAAAGGAATGACATATTCGTTTGCACCTAACGATCAACCACTTTACGTATCAGAAGGTGATTACGTACAGTTTAGGTTTATTGCACCTAATCAGTGGAACACCACTAATACTGTAACTATTAATATTGGTGATCTACAGCAGTTTTGGTTGATTACAACCATTCCTGAAGATTTTACTCCAGATCCTTTTCCATTCAATGACATTGATGAAGCGGATCTTGATACGATGTATACTACGGATATAGTATTTCTTCCACCGGATGGTATACCATCTACTTCTTTAAGTGGATTAACACCCGACACTCAAGCAGCCATAGTACTTGGATCTAATCTTGGTGGAGGCATCGAGAATTATGCGATGCGTATTGATTATAATGGCAATGGAAGTTTTGATACGGGGTGGATTCAAAGTGGTGGAGCTATAACTGTAACAAATGGTGCAAAAATTCGAGTTAGGTTAAAATCTTCTGAGTTTACGACACAGTTTTCAAGATTGACACTTGTTATTGGTACATCTAGTGCAAGATGGGATATCTTAACTATATCACAACCAACAAATGAACCAGAACCATTCCCAGATTTTACAGATTTAGAAGATCAACCAACAAACACATATTGTTATAGTGAGGTTATTAGACTACAGGGATTGATTGCTTCTGCTAATATTAATACCAGTGGCAATGGTGAATGGGCAATTTCATCGACAAGTAATACTTCAACAAACTCAGATGGATTTCAAGTTCTTTCGGGAGCAACTTTTACCGGTAATGATGGAACTGTGAACAATGGTGATTACTTACAGTTAAGAATTTTGAGTTCAAATAATGCTTTATTTCCAGTTACAACTAATCTTTCAATTGGAGATGCTCTCAATGGAGATAGTTGGAGTGTAGAAACGGGTGCAAGTCCTTCAACTAATCCCAACTCATTCTCATTTACTAATGTAGATGGTGCAATTGAAGATACACTTGTGGGATCAGACGAACAACCTGCATCCGCTCTTGGAATTCAAGGATTGACAGATGGTATTCAGGTTCCAGTAGTACTAGTTTCTACTAATTCTACCCAGGTTCGTATTAAGAAAAATACTGATTCTGTTGGGGTATTCCCCACAACAGTAGGAAATGGTGATAAATTAACTCTTTATCTACAATCATCACCTTTGTTTAATACTCCCTTAACCATGCAAATTCAGGTTGGTGATCGTCAGATTCCCCCCTGGCAGGTAAGAACTAGTCTTGGACCAGATACTGATGCTGATTGGAGTCCACCAGCAAACAGAAATAATCAAATTCCTGAGTCTTTTGTTTCTAGTGCTCCAGTTACTGTTACTGGCATTAATAGACCAATCACAATTGAAAGTATTGCTGGATATCCTGCATTGATTTCTATTGATTTTGATTCTCCTGTAGCAGGTCCAAGAACATTTGATCCTCTTGTAAATTCTTCGTTCTATATTGTAGTGCAAGCAGCATTACAACTTAATACACCAGAAACCACAACAATTAGACTTGGTACAGGAGATCCAAATCAATTTATTTGGCAAGTTACAACATATGCTACAGTTCCACCCCCATCTACTGATGCTGCCGTTTGGTACAGTAGAAAATCTAAGAAATTCGATGGGTATCCAATTGGAACAGTTCTTCCTGTTCTTAAGGAGAGTGTAGGTAGTTATGGAGATTTAGATGGTGGGAATAATGATAGGTATCCTGGATTTGTTCCATGTGATGGTCGTTCATTGGATAAGAATGATTACTTTGAATTGTATACTATTCTTGACGGAGAGTATGGCGAGACTACTGACGAATTTAATGTTCCAGATTATAGAAACAGAAAATTGTGTGGCATTGGTATCGTAGATAATACCAGAGGTAATTCGGCATTTGTGCCAATTACTCCGGGATCTTCAAAAGGTATCAATGATCCTGGTGCTGAAGGTGGATTTTGGTATTTTAATAGGGTTGGTGCTCGTGGATCAAATCCTTTGGATCAAGTTCAAGGACCTCCTGGTGCTCTAGGAAGTTTAGATAGTGATTTTTTCTCTCTTGGAACAGTTAGACTAACTGGATTGGAAACACTTACTGATCAAGTTATCTTTGAAATTAATCCTAATAGTTTTGTTACAGCACAAGTTGGAGGTCTGTCTGCTATTACTGTTGCCGCTCCCACACATAATCATGCCTATATTTCTGCAGTTACAGAAGGTAATGAGGGAGAAGCTAGTATTCCATGGAACCAACCATTAGGTAGATCTATGATGGCAGGTTCACGATACCAACCTGGGGTTAGTAACCCAGGTGAATTTGATGCTAGAGCACCTGAAAACGCAAGTCCAGAGCAAAATACAACCGCAATTCGCCTTGCATGGAAAAACTTTTTTGGCACTACTCTTGGTGCTAATTTTCAGTTAGAATTAACAAGATATTATGGTTCTGATTTTGATTTTGATGGTTGGATTGAACAATTTCCCACCAATTTTCCATATAACTCTACAATTAGTGGATCTTCGACGGCATTTGGTCCTGAGAGTGATGACCTTCCGTATTCAATCCAATTTCAAACATGGTGGATCTCTCCTTTTAGTGCTTTAGCGGGTGCAAATCTTCAAAATCGTGGAGTAAGTAACAACCCTACTACCCCTAATGGTAATACTAATAGATATTTCAGTGGTGTATTTGATACACAACCATCTTCTTTTGCGATCAACCAGTATTTAAATACTGCTCCTGGAACACAAACACGTACTCATAGTCATTTAATTACAGAAAATCCAGTTGGCAACCCAAATGCTGATTTTACTGGTGGTAATCTTGATGGTGTAGGTAGCAACACGACACCATTTGGATCTGGTCTAGGTGGTGGCGTCGATGGGGCATTATTAACCTTTAATCTATGGTGGTCTAATAGATACGTTGTTGCCGGTGGAAAATCTCCATCTGGTGGCGGCACTGGCACCGGGGGACAATATTTCTCAGCAGGCACTGGTGAGTGGTCTTACAGACAAGCTGGTGAGAATACGTGGACTAGTCCAACTGACGAAGAAACCAGAGATGAAGATATGCTTGGTGGCAGTGGATCTGGTATGCGTTTAAGAATCACATATCAAGCATGGCCTGCTCCTGGAGGTAATTCTGCAAATGATAGTAGAATACGTGTTGATCAGATTCTAAGTGCTGGTTCTGGTTATAGTGTGGGGGACGTACTCTCTACTGCATTCTGGAATCCTATTGGTGCTGATAAAATAGTTGAAGTAGCTGCAGTTGCTGCTAATGGATCTGGTGGTGCTGCCGATAAACTTCAGGTAGTGTTCACTCAGGGTCAGGTCTTTAGTGATCTAACAAACGGGACGTTTACATATTCTAGTAGTTTTAAGAGACCAACTCCTGATGTTGAGATGCAACCACAGAGACAAGTCCCAATTATCAACCCATTTCACAAGACTAAATATATCATCAAGGCATATTAATTATGAATCAAAAATCGAGTGTTCCAGATTATAGACCTCTTGAATTAATGCTCGACAATAGAATTACCAAATCTGACTTTGATGATTTTATTGGTGTCTGGCCAAATTTTATGCCAAGACCATTGTGTGAAGAGTTGATCAAATATGCAAATTCAGTTTATGATACTGCTTGTATTGAGGTCCCATCAGCAACAACAGAGTACAGTCCAAATGCAGAGATACCATTCAATTCTTCTCAGCAATATGGTGGAGATTTGAATAGAAAAGATTATTCATTTTTGTTAAATTTTTCTAATAGAGACTTATCTACTAAAACAAACTCTGTACTAAAGAGTTGTGTGAGGCATTACATTCATAAGTATCAATCATTAAAACATACTGGATTAGTATCTACTGACATTAAGTTTCAAAAAACACCTCCTGGAGGTGGATATCATTTGTGGCATCATGAAAATGCTGATCTAGCACATGCTCCTAGAGAAGTAGTTTGGATGATTTATCTTAATGACATGCCTGATGGTGAAGCAGAAACTGAATTTTTGTATCAAAGAAGAAGAATTAAACCTACTGCAGGAACTGTTGTTATTTGGCCATCTGGATATACACATTCGCATAAAGGAAATACTGTATTGACTGAAGATAAATATATCATAACAGGATGGTACATCAAGAGCACTTAACAACCCATGGAATTAAGAAAGATTGCTATAGAAGTTGATTTTATCAACAAATTTGTAACTCCTAATACAGAAATTGAAGTTACTGCTACTGATTACCGTAGTCGTGGTAATAAAAAAACAGCGTTAGATGCTGATTTATTAGAGAAATTTTTAACAGAATCTGTTGATGATTTCTGGCACAATGACAACGACAGAATTGATTTCTTTCAGTATTTTGATGATGGAACTTATTTCTGTCAAAGACAGAAACGTCAATACGACTTTAAAACAGAAACTTCATATTACAAAACATATTCTTTCACTGGTGCTACTTCAGCACAGGCAAAAGAATTTTGTGATCTATGTATAACGTTTTTTGAGATTGGTGTTGAAATCCGAAATCTTGAAGTCGAAAAAGTTATTGGAGATGTTGATAAAGAAATTATTTTCTATGAGCAGAGATGGTTTAAAATTAAAAGACAAAAAACTGAAATGTTAAACTTGTCTGATTGGAGAGTTCTTCCTGATATCGAAGAAGAATATGAAGGCGAAAGAGATAGGTGGATTGCTTGGAGAAGATGGGTTCGCAAAGAAAGTATGGTAAACCCAAAGGATGAAAGATTTGGTGGATCTGGTTTAGCATACTTTAAATATACCTATGAATTAAAGTGGCCTAGAGATCCAAATTATTACTTAAAAATATATCCAAATGGTAAGTTGGAAGATGGTGTAACTGATGCACCTGCATTTCTGGATGTAAATGATGCTAACCAATGGGTCAAGCATGATTCTGAAGCATCATCTGATTTTATGAAGAGCAGAGAAGATCAAATGTATTTACTTGCAGGTAAACACAAATTAGTAAATAGAAAAATTAACGATAATATGAAAAAAATGATGGAACTTCTTGGTGTTCCAGATAGGATTCCTGAGGATTGGGATCGATATTATGTTAATGATTCTGAATTGGAAGAATGATATACGAAACTGATTTATTAAATGATGAACAACTTGAATACATTAATCTATATTTTAATCACTTAACATTTAAAGACGGAAGAATTAGCAATCCTAGAGAAGATAAACGATGTCAAACTGTATTTGATGGACCAGGACATGTTGATTTGAATAATTATTGTCGTGATATAATATCACAAGTAGATCTCCCTGTTAAAATATCAGCAATATCTCAGATATATTTTACTAAGTATAGTATTGGTGGGATGTATGGAGACCACTATGATGCTGCTATGTGTGGTGGTGTTAAATCGGATTATAGTATGACATGTTTTCTTAATGATGGGTATAAAGGAGGTGAATTGATTATTGATGGTTCTACACCTGTCAAATTACAGAAAGGTAAAGCAGTAATATATCCTGGTAATTATATCCATAGAGTGAATAGAGTTATTTCGGGACGTAGAGATGTGTTTTTATGCTGGTTGCAAAAATGAATGATATTGTAAGATATGATAATTTTCTCTCACGAAAAGATTTCATGTTGATACTTGAGAAGTTGAATCAACCTAAGTGGGAGTATGGTCATGGATCATATCCATCAGGACATCCAGAGAGAAAGATACCATTCTGGATGATGCATCTAGGTGATGACTTCTTCTTCACTGAATATCTTCTAAATATCATTGAGGAAAAGACTAATCAAAAGTATGAATTAACTGCTGTTTACTGTAATGGTCATACATTTGGCACTTCTGGTAATTTTCACCAGGATTGGCACAATGATCAAGGCAGAACATTTCTTCTTTATGCTAACGATAGTTGGGATCAAGAGTGGGAAGGTAAGACAGTATTTAAAACAGGTGATACATACCATTACTCTGAGTTTGTTCCTAACTCAGCAATCCTATTCTCAGGAAATATTCCTCATAGAGCAGAAGGAACATCTAGATTATTTCTAGGTCTGCGTAAAACAATTGCTTGGAAACTCGTACTAAAATGAACACATCTTACGACGTATATTATTTTGATAACTTCATCGAGAACTATGCTCTTATGAAAGGAAAACCAGTTGTTATGCTGAGATCCTATGGGTGGAATAATAGCACTGATGTTGATGCTATCAATGCTTCATATGAAACTTATAAATCGATTCTGCCTCTGGATATGTGGACAGCACTGAAGCAATCGGAATATGTTTTTATGGAAGTTGATGATATGCAAATGACTGTCGAATTCTTAGAAGCAAGTTTTCCAGCAAGTCAAGCAGAAACAACAACGCCAGAAAATTATATCTTCTATTCTCTGTGTAATGTTGAAGGTCAAACTATTTTAACTAACGAATAATGTTTTCCGAAAGATATACTGTTGTTGACAAATACAGTCTTACTACAAGAGAGAAAGTTTCTACTATAGAAACAATGCCTAGGAGATTTACGTCTCTGATGGATCCTGCATATCTTCCTGATTTGGATACTGATCTTAAACTTAAATTAAATAAGTATTTTAATTATGTCTTTGGTCATGTGACAGATCCTGAATATGAATTTAATAAACATTTGTTTATTGAGCATAATGATGGAGATATCATTGAAATTCTTGCGAAGCATGGTATTAGATATCCTGTTTTATTTCCAGTGTGGAATAAATTCTCGCGAGCAATCGATTGTGAAGGTTTTATGGATCTAAGATCCAAATTTGAGAGACATACTAACGTTACCTTAAGTAATAAGACTTTCTTACTTGGTATGTTATACAAACCAGATGGTGCATACAATGGTTGCACTGTATATGACGATGACTATAGTTTTGATAGTTATGCAGATCAAAACTTCCTTAAGAAAATTAATGCATTTCCTAAGTATGTGACAAAATATGGTTATGGAGTATTGAAGTTTAAATTAGATACAGATGAGTTATCATACAAATTATTTTTTAATGTTACCAAAACATTTGATAAGCAAGATAAGTTTGTTTTTGCAGTTGAAAGAAGAAATGAAAAAGCACAAATGTATCTCAATGTATTAAAGAAAGATAAACTTGATATTTTAACAGATGAAGAAGCAGATTATATTACTTCTATTTGTACACATAACTCATGGTTTGACATTGAGTTTATTATAAACCCAGATGGATCCCATAAAGAAACCTTTGTGTATGTTCACAAAGTGGAACAGTTCGAGGACTTGACAGCAGGTTGACACCTGTGCTATGGTAGCAGAGCGTCCGTCGAACCCCATGGATTGGAATAGTACCACAAAACACGAGAAACGTAAAGATGCGTTCTATATCTTCTATGAGAGCGTTCTTAAACCAGACTATCAGCTACGTCAGGACGCACATGATCAGCAATGCTATCATGAACTGCTAGAATGGCGTAGTGAGATCATCGAATACCTTGACAAACGTCGCAATGAAGACTTTAATGAAAACTGAAATCAACTGGAACCATGAGTATTCAAAACAGCGCAAAGATCGTATGCAAAATGCGATCGATGATTATCTCAACGATGATAAAGTATCAGCACGACAAGCGCATGAAGAGATGCTATCTGGCGTCGATGATGTGATAGAATACCACAAGAAAGCATATTGTCGTGCTATGTCTCTTAGAGACTACATGACTGGCAACACTGCTCTCAACCTAGAACACCGTATTCCTGAACGCTACTAATGACTGAAGAAGACTTTAAACAAACAGTTGAAAACATGTTGACAATCCAGAGCAACAGCGATCATAACTTTAATGTGATACAGAGGAGACTTGATTCTATTCAACAGCAACTAAATGATTTGAATGATCTTAAGGAGATGTTCCGTCTTCCTAAACCAGAAAACAAAAATCGTAAGCCATTTGAAGAGGTTGACGAGTGAAGTTTACTCGTGGTATGATGGTTCAGTATCACACCACTAAAGGGTGGGTAGATTTTATTGGTGATCAGTATATCACCATTTGTTATGTCGATCGACCTGACCCAACATGTCGTCATGGTCGTTATCAGTCAACTTTATGTGTTTATCGCGAGTATTGGAATGAAGTATGCAGTTGTGTGGATGAAGAACAAGAAGAAGGGGCAAGCAAAGCAGCAAGCAATCTTCTATAATCTAGATGATGCCAGCATGTGGGAACAGCACATTAACAAAACAGAACACGCTAAGACTAACATTATCCCTATCTTCAGTGATTCATAACGAAGAAGCAATTATCCACATAATTAAAATACCACAGCGTATCTACAATGAATTGGATACTATTGATTCTTCTTGGAAGCAATCCAAAATAAAATCAGGATTAGATCATGACATAAGATCATCTAAAATTACTTTTATTCCTGAGAGTGATATGGCATACAAATTTTGTTGTCACTGGGTGAATGTTATCAACGAAGACAATTTTAAGTTTAATCTACATCCTTTCTTTGAGAATAAATCAATTCAATACTCTCATTATAATGTTGGAGATCACTATTGTTGGCATATCGATACAACTGGGCACAATCCACCTAGAAAACTATCATTTACATTAATGTTGAATGATGACTATGAGGGAGGGGAATTTGAAATTGGTCGTTATTCTTTTGGTGATCATGAGTTGAAGACTGAGACTGTCATTGCTGAAAATAAAACAGGAACATTGATTGTGTTTCCTTCAACACTGCCACATAGGGTCAAACCTGTAACAAAGGGTATCAGAAAAAGTCTAGTGGGGTGGGCTCCTGGTCCACCACTTCGCTAACTGGTTGCAGGTGGTTGACGCCACCTGTTTTTCGTGTACAATTACAGCATAGACACAAACACCCATGATTGAACTGAACAAAACCTACACTTTTGAATGTCCTGCATCTTTTGGCACTCTATCTCAAGAACGTGTAGATAAATTGTTTACAGATGGTCGCCGTGCATCAGGATTTCTTGAACTACAATTAGAAGAGTGGTTTGAGGGTCTTGTGTTTGAAGATGGTAAAGGTTATGACCATCGCTACAAATATATGAAAGAGTTATTTGATGCTAAGTGTTTCACTAAAGGTGGTGCTAAGTTCTGTCCTAGTGTAATGCTTGGTGCTGGTCGCTCTGTAGATGAAGAGAAACTCTGGGAACATGCTATTGACATGATCTATATCTTCTGTGATGTGGTAGAATTCCCTAAGGTTCGCGTTATATTCAAACGTGGATCTGATCTTACTCAATACCCTAAAGGTTCTATTCCATACGGAGATCGTAATGCATTATTTTCTTGATTGTTTAGATGGTATGAAACAACTGGAGGACGGTAGTGTAGATGCTATCGTCACATCTCCACCATATAACCTCAACATCAAATATGGTAAGTATGATGACAACAAACCACGTCAAGAATATATTGAGTGGTTGGTAGAAGTATTCCTTGAAGGTAAGCGTGTGCTCAAGGATACTGGGCACCTATTTGTTAACATGGGATATTCTAACATCGATCCGTGGGTGGGTATGGAAGTCGGTCTTGCACTCAGAAATGACTGGATTTTACAAAATCATATCAACTGGGTCAAGTCTGTTCATGTCAATGACAAGACAAGTGGTCATTTCAAACCTATCAATAGCAAACGATTCTTGTGTCCTACATGGGAACATCTGTTTCATTTCACTAAAGATGGAAACGTGAGTGTAGATCGTCTTGCTGTTGGTGTCAAGTATGAATACTATGAGGCAAACATTCGCGGAAAGAATACTGCTGATACTAAACCAAACCTGAGAGATAAGGGTAACTGTTGGTTTATACCATATGAGACTATCAACAGTAAATCTTTACGCGGAAAGCATCCTGCAACATTCCCTGTCAAACTGGTGGAAGATTGTCTCAAGATGACTGGTGTTGAGTCTGGCATAGTTCTTGATCCTTTCTTTGGCACTGGTACTGCTGGTGTTGCCGCACAGAATATAGGATGGGACTACATTGGATACGACATTGATCAGGATTACCTGACATTCGCGGAAACTCGTTTGCGAAAGGGGTTGACAGAATTTCTAGTCTGATATATAATATAACCAACATGCCAAAGACACACCAGTCTGAAGGTATTGTTGCTAACCTCAATTAAGAGACCTATTATGAAACCAAACTTACTCGCACTTGGCGTGTGGTATCAGATCGCGCCTGGTGTCTCCATCTGTCTGATGGAAACAAAGAATTTTTTAAACTTACCTGAGTGGATTACTCAGCGTAATACTATTAACCGATTGAAGAAACGAGGAGTGCTTGATCACTTGCGTAAACTCTTTCCAACACATCTTATTGTAGCAGTCGGTGAACTAACAGAAGATGATGTATGGGAAGATAATTCAAAGTACTCCGCAGGGCATCAATGGCGTCTAGATGCTAATACTCGAGCTCGTGCATGGCAAGAGGGTAAAACTGACAAGATTCCTGAACATGTTCTTGCTATCAAGTATGATGAAAAGACTCTCATTGGTCTTCGTAACATCTATTGGGCATTTGATAACCCATCTGCTACTGAACAGACAGCAGAGGTTTGTCAGGGTATCTTTAAGTCCCTTCGCTATTTCCCTCTAACTAAGAAGTTTCAAGATGGTGCTATTGTCACCGCTCTTAGTTACACATGTCAGTATCATGATTCTGATACTTTCGGTAAGCGTGGTCTTTGGACCGACACTGATGATGAATCTATTACTATGGATGAGTATCGTCGTAGTCAAACTCTTTGCGCTGTTCATACTTACATGGACAACATCAAAGCAGTTGATGAACTCCTGTCTCAAACAGGATACAATAAGCAGTTTGATGCTACATTCATGACTGCATTGTTTCTTTTCCACATTCAGAAAGGACCATTCAATAATAACGTCAGTCAATTATTGTCTCTCCTTGCGGAAACTGCTTTGGATGAAGATGGTGAGATTATCGGTATTCCTATAGCTGGTAAAGGTAATGTCAACTCTGCCACATGGATCGCTAGAGAAAACGGTCGTAACCATGACCTTGTGATCAAGGATCGTGGTAAGATGGATGGATTTTCTCAAGGTGTTCCGTTCTTCTTGTATTGGTTGAACATCACATATGAGAAGGGTCTCAACCACAAGCAGAAACAAGGTCCTAACGGTGGATATGAGAAGTGGTTCACACAATTTATGGGAGATGATGATTTTAAGACATTAGTTCATAAGATTGAAAACTAGATCTAGTATAGCACCCTTGACAGGGTGCTTTTTTCATGTATACTGGTAGAGAACTCACCATGACTGCTGAGACCCCTCCACAATCGCCCACAAGCGTCTTGAACCACTTATGACTAACCAGACTATAGAAGTAACCCTAACGCCCTCTGAGATCCAATATGTGATGGATCTTATGGTTGGGTGTCCTCTCGGATATTCAACCGACTGCATGGTAAAGAATGGAATCAATGATGCTGCCCTTTACGACCAGTTTGAGAACTGTCTACCAA